CATCAGTTCATCGCACTTCAAGCGGTTGATAAACTCAACCAACCCAGCAACGATAGATCGAGTGAAAGCAGCAGCTATCCGCTACAAGGAAAGCATCTCATGAACCGCGAAGAAATCCTAAACACCGCAAGCCAATACATCACCAAAGACCGCGATGCCACGCATGGGGATGCTGAAGACAACTTTGACAACGTGGCAGACCTCTGGTCATGGTGGATGCAGGGGCGAGAGATATGCACCGTCAACGGCTTTGACATCGCCATAATGATGACCCTGTTCAAAATCGCCCGCATCAAGGGCAACCCAGATCACGTTGACAGCTATGTGGATGCCGCCGGGTATCTAGCATTGGCGGGCGAAATCCAATGCATAGAATAATTCAATGTAATCAACGTAATGCGCTAGGCTTTCTTTTTTGCAGCTAATGCGCTACAATAAGCACCACAGCATACGGGACGCGAAAGCACCGGAAAGGCGATGTTACGATGAAAAGCAAAACTGAATTTCCAGACTATAAAAAGCTGTCTGTGGCCGATTTGGTCCCATATGCGCGAAACAGCCGCACACACTCACCGCAACAGGTTGATAAGATTGCAGCCAGCATTCGCGAGTTTGGCTTTCTCAATCCAATAATTGTCGATGGGCGCAATGGTATCGTGGCTGGGCATGGGCGCGTCCTAGCAGCGCAGAAGCTGGGCCTGTCAGAGTTGCCAGTGATTGACGCAAGCCATCTCAGCGAGGCGCAGAAGCGGGCCTACGTCATCGCAGACAACCGCTTGGCACTTGATGCAGGCTGGGACAACGAAATGCTGAAGATTGAACTGCAAGACTTGGAAGCAGACGGGTTTGACCTGTCGCTGACGGGTTTTGAGTTGGACGAGATTGGCGACCTGTTGGCGGAACCAATAACTGGCTTGACGGACGAAGATGCCGTGCCGGAAGTGCCTGCGGTGCCTGTTACGGTTGAGGGTGATGTTTGGGTGCTTGGGCGGCATAGGATTGTTTGTGGTGACGCAACAAATCCAAGTGATTGGGATAAGCTTTCAGTCGGGGAGGGGTTTGTGTTGTTTACCTCTCCGCCATACAATACAAGCGGATCGTCAAAACTTAGTGGCAACAAAAAATCATCTGAGCGCGGCAAGTTTTACGACAAATTCTCAGATGATTTGTCGTCTGACGAATATGCAGACTTATTGACACAAACAATGTCCACAGCTCTTCCCCATGTTGAAGCGATGATGTTCAATGTGCAGCCTTTAGCTGGCGCAAAGCGCGCCTTGTTGAAATGGATGAATGGCGTTTCGTCGCACTTGGTGGATGTGATGACATGGGACAAAGGTCATGCTGCCCCACATATTCAACCCGGTATCATGGCAAGCAGATTTGAATGGCTCGTGCTGTTGTCGCGTGAAGAAAATGCCAGCCGCGTTGTTCCGTTCTCATCTTGGCAGGGCAAATTTTCAAATGTTTATCAAGCACCACCACAGAGGAAGAACGAATTTGCGTCTGTTCATGGGGCAACATTTCCCGTGCATCTGCCTGAGTTTGTAATCGGTGACTTGATGAACAGATGCCGTGGCGTTGTTGATTGCTTTCTCGGCACAGGCACGACAATTATTGCTGCCGAAAAATTGGGCCGAGATGGGCGAGGCATCGAACTGTCGCCTTCATACGTAGATGTTTCGGTTAAACGCTGGCAGGACTTCACCGGGCAAGAGGCAACGCTGGAGGGATCAGGCGAGACGTTCAACGCGCTGGCAAGCAAGAGGATCGCAGCATGAGCCGGAACCCGCACGAGCCAAGCAAAGAGAGTCGGCAGCTGGTTAAGCTACACGCAACCATCGGCACAACACAGGTCATCATTGCAGACATTCTTGGCATCGATGTCAAAACACTGACAAAGTATTACAGGACCGAACTGGATCAGGCTGTGGCACAGGCTAACGCATCCGTAGGGGGTGCGCTGTTCAACAAGGCCAAGGGTGGTGATACGACCGCCATGATCTTCTGGATGAAAACCCGTGCAGGCTGGCGCGAAAAGCATGACGTTGATCTGACAAGCAACGGCGGTCCGCTGACAATCCAGTGGAAAAATGCCGACAATTGAAATCCCGTATGCGCCGCGCAAGCAGCTTCAGCCGTTCCACAATCGCACAGAGCGGTTTGCTTGCATTGTTGCCCATCGGCGCTTTGGCAAGACAGTTGGGGCGATCAACGACCTGATCAGATCGGCAATCACAACGAAGCGGGAGAGTGTGCGCTGCGGTTACATTGCGCCATACTACAATCAGGCCAAGGCCATCAGTTGGGATTACATCAAGCACTTCACAGCGCCAATCCCCGGCATGTCTTACAACGAGAGCGAACTGCGGGCAGACTTCCCCAATGGCGCTCGTATCCGGCTATTCGGCGCAGACAACTATGACGCCATGCGCGGCCTGTATTTTGACGATGTGGTGCTAGACGAACCCGCAGACTTCCCCGCCAATGCTTGGCCCACAGTTATTCGCCCAGCGCTGGCAGATAGGCAAGGCCGCGCCACGTTCATCGGGACGCCCAAGGGCAAGAACGAGTTCTGGGAAATCTATGACAAGGCCACCCGCGATCCGAATTGGTTTTCGCTGGTGCTTCCCGCATCAAAGACAGGCGTCCTCCCACAGATCGAACTTGACGATGCGCTAAAGACCATCGGCCCAGACCGCTACGATCAAGAGTTTGAGTGCAGCTTTGAGGCGGCTATTATCGGGGCTTACTACGGCCAAGAAATGAAGAAAATGACGGCAGACAAGCGCATTCGCAACGTGCTGCATGAACCGCAAGTGGGTGTCGTTACATCGTGGGACTTGGGCATGGATGACACGACATCTATCATCTTCGCACAGTTTGTCGGCAACGAGGTTCGCATCATTGACCACATTGAAGACAGCGGTCAGGGGCTGGCCTATTACGCCCGCCTGCTGTCAGATAAGCCTTACACCTACACAGCCCACATACTGCCCCACGATGCCCGTGTGCGCGAACTTGGCAGCGGTATATCCCGCATCGAGACGCTTGAAGGCTTGGGCATTCGCAACATCACAATCGCGCCGAACATCCCGATTGAGGACGGCATTCAGGCTGTGCGGAATGGCTTGGCTAGAACGTATATCCATGAGGGGCAAACGCGCCTGATCGAAGCGCTGCGGCAGTATCAGCGCGATTGGGACGAGCGGTCAAAGACATGGCGATCTAAGCCAAAGCATGACCACACATCACACACGGCTGACAGCCTGCGCTATCTGTTCGTGGGCTATCGTCCCGTGGATGATGATTGGAACACGCCAATCAAGCGGAACTTAAAGGGGTTTGCCTAGCGTGATGCCTACAGATGTGCTAATGTGCCAACATTCATAAATGGGGGTGACCATGAAAAAGTCCACTAAGATTGCCAAGGTGATGGGCGAATACAAGGCTGGCACTTTGCATGGCGGCATCGATCCCAAAGGCCCAAAGAAAGCGCCTGTTGTTACATCTCGTAAACAGGCTGTTGCAATCGCACTCTCACAAGCAGGAAAAGGACGTAAGAAATGAAGAAACCAACTCCGAAGTTCACGCCGTGCAAAGGTTGCCCGAACCCCGCTAAGTGCAAGGCTATGGGTAGCTGCATGATGAAGGGCAAGAAATAATGGCTGGCGGTCTTTACGCAAACATCGCTGCCAAGAAGGCCCGCATCAAGGCCGGATCGGATGAGAAGATGCGGAAGCCCGGCGCTAAGGGCGCTCCGACTGCGGCTGCGTTCAAGGCATCTGCCAAGACTGCAAAGAAGCCCAAGTGATGCCAAAGACGCCCGCATGGCAGCGATCCGAGGGAAAGAACCCAAGCGGGGGGCTAAATGCCAAGGGCCGTGCGTCTGCCAAGGCCGAGGGTATGAACCTCAAACCCCCAGTGAAGACCGGGGATAATCCGCGCCGAGCATCATTTTTGGCGCGGATGAGCGGCAATGACGGGCCTGAACGCGATAAGGATGGAAAACCCACGCGATTGCTGCTATCACTGCAAGCATGGGGCGCAAGTAGCAAGTCTGACGCCAAGGCTAAAGCCAAGGCCATCTCGGCCCGCAACGAGGCAAAGAAGAAATGACCATATCGACATACGCCTTGCTAAAGTCGGTTATCGCAGATTTTGTCAACCGCGAGGATTTGACCAGCGTCATTCCCACGTTCATCACACTGGCTGAAGCCGATATGCAGCGCAAGGTGCGCCATTGGCGTATGGAAGAACGATCAACGGCCCAGCTGGATACGCAGTTCTCAGCCATTCCCGCAGATTGGGCAGAGACGATCCGCTTTTACCTGACCACGGGCGAGACATCGCGGCTTGAGTTGGTAAGCCAAGCGGAACTGATTGACCGCAAGCAGCGCGATGGCAACGTGACAGGTCGCCCGTATTACTACGCCATGACAGGCTCGCAGTTTGAACTCTATCCTGTCCCTGACGGAACCTATGCTGGCGAGTTGGTCTATTTCGCAAAAATCCCTGCGCTGTCAGATGCGGCCACGACAAACT